TCATATACAGTTGAGCACCATTAGTTGCAGATATAATATTTTCTGCAATTATGTGATAATAAGAATAAGTAGAAGTATCAACAAAGTTATCAAATAATAATTCAGAACTGTTACTTGCAGTAGCACTAGCTAATTTAACTAAACCACCTAAATTTGAAGCATTAGTTGTAGCAAGTGTTGCTGTTTCATTAGGAATAGTAATTGTCTTGTCTGAACCTAGTGAACCACCATTAGTAAGTACTGTATAGTTACCTGATCCATCATCTATTTTTATTTGTCCTGGCATTTATGCTCCTGGCTTAGGGTTGTTGTCTTTTACTTCTTTTAATGCTGTAAAAAATTCACCTGTGTTATCTAGTGTACCATTGTTTATATCGTGCCATAGCTTATCAAATTGTTCTCCAAGCTGTGGGTAAACTCTAGCAGTTTTATAACCATTAGCTTCTTCATCAAGTTGTCTAGCTAATTCGTTATCAGCCCACATATTTAGTGTTGCTTCTACTTCTTCAACAGTTAAATCTACTTGTTCTCCATCAACTACTCTATGAGTTGGTGCTTCAAAACTTGCTTTAATTTCTTCTAATGATTGTGCCATTTACTTTTTCACCCCATAAATATATATGCTTCCACTTGTGATGTTACCAGAACTCATATAAATTCTTGCACCTGTAGCTGCTGTTGTACTATCTAAATATTGTCCTCTATGCCTACTTCTAATATTTCCAGCACTTGTATTATGAACGAAATTAGCTGAAATATAAGTACCATTATTTGTTCCATCACTAGGAAAAAATTCAACAGTTCCATTATGTGCTCTACCTGCTGAATTTTGTAGCTGGTCACCTATCTGTGCAAAGTTTGCAGTGCTGAAATTACTATCAAATCCACTAGATGCAGAGTTTCCTGTTGATTGCCAAGCCATACCATAATATGTTCCATTCAAATCACTACCACTTCCACCACCTTGTCTAAAGGTCATATACAGTTGAGCACCATTAGTTGCAGATATAATATTTTCTGCAATTATGTGATAATAAGAATAAGTAGAAGTATCAACAAAGTTATCAAATAATAATTCAGAACTGTTACTTGCAGTAGCACTTGTTAATTTGACTAAGCTACCACTTACTATTGCACTGACATCTACACCATCTACATTACCATCTTTTAATAAGACACCATCAATGGTTACACCACTTGCACCTGTATATTCATTGATTGTGTTTACTTGTATTTCACTCATAGTATTACCATTGTACCAGCATTTGTCACAGTACCTGTTATTGTAATAGGTCCTGCTAATACTGCACCCTCTGTTGAAGCAACTGTATATGTTGCAGCTTGTGTTTGATTGTGTCTAAAGATTCCACCATCAGCAGTTAGTGCGATACCACCAACTTCCCAACTAGCTACATCTGTACCACTAATGTCGTAATCTAAACCTGTGCCATCTGTAATAGTTAAGTCTGATGTTCCATCAATAAGTGCGTTAGCTGAACCAGATGCTATCTGATCTGGGTTAACTTTATATACAGAACCATCTGTAACATCTTCTAAGATTAAGAAGTCATTAGAAGTATCTACTGTAATGCCTGTACCATCTGCTAATTGTGATGGATCAATAACTAAATCAACATCTTGTCCTTCTCCTGCACTAGATGTTTTATTTAAACCTGAAGTTGCAGAAGTAGTTACATCTTCTACATAGTTACCTGTGGTATCTGTGCCTAATGCAACGCTATCTGCTTGTATAGTTGTTGTAATACTTGCTGTATCTCCAGCACTTGTAAAGGTTGCAGAACCTGCAACATCTCCTGTAAGTGAAACTGTTACGGCACTAGATAACGCACCTGCTGTAGTAGCTGTGTCTGCATTACCAGTTAAGTTACCAACAACATCTACTGTAATAGATGAAGGTAAACCTATTGTTAATGCCTGTCCTGTTGCAGAGGTTACTATCTCATTAGTTGTACCTCCAACTGTAAAAGTCTGTGTATCTAAATCTACTGTTCCTGTACCACTATCACCAGCGAAGTTTAAGTCATCATCTACAGATACAGAATCTACATACGCAGTAGTAGCTACCTTAGTACTGTTATCTCCAGCACTTTGTGTAGTAGCTGTTACGCCATCTGCAAGTACAGAAGTAGCAGTAACATTTCCTGTTAAATCTCCTGTAACATTACCTGTTACATTACCAGTTAGGTTTCCTGTAACATCTCCAGTTACATCTCCTGTGACATTACCTGTAACATTTCCTGTTACATCTCCAGTTAAGTCACCAGTCACATTTCCAGTTAAGTTACCAGTTACATTTCCAGTTACATTTCCTGTGAGGTTACCAACAACATCTACTGTAATAGAACTTGGTAGTCCTATAGTAAGTGTTTGACCAGTAGCAGATGTTTCTATCTCGTTAGTAGTACCTTGAATAGTAAATGTCTGGCTATCTAGATCAACAGAACCTGTACCTGTATCGCCACCAAAGTCTAAATCTTCTGCTGTAACTTGTGCATCAACATAAGCAGTTGTTGCTACTTTAGTAGAGTTATCTCCTACTGATTGTGTGGTAGCTACAACTCCATCAGATAAAACTGATGTTGCTGATAAGGTAGTTGTTATTGTACTTGGTAATCCTATGGTTAAAGTTTGACCTGATGCACTTGTTTCAATTTCATTTGCTGTACCTGCAATGGTAAAGTCTTGTGAATCTAAATCAACTGCACCACTTCCACTATCTCCTAAGAAATCTAAGTCTTGTGCTGTTACTTGGCTATCTACATAAGCCTTAACTGATTGTTGTGTTACACCTTTAGTAGCACTGTCAGATACCATATCATCTTCATCTAAGAATAATGATGTATTGACTGCTGTACCATCTTCGTTAATTATTGTATCTACTCTGTCGTTTAAATCTTCTATGTGTTGTTGTAAAGGTGCCATACGAACAGTCTGACCTGATGAGTGTGATAGACCTGAACTAGCTGCTGAACCTGGTAAGTACCTATTTGGTACAGAGGTTGTAAATTGTTTTGTACCTGTATCAACAGCAGTAACTAATATTACTTCTCTGTTAGTAGCACTATCTGGGTTTATAACTATATAAAAAGGAGCAGATAATGTTGTTGGGTAACTATCTGTTACTGAGTTAACACTAAATGTTGTATCTGATGAACCCATAGTTGCAGTCAGAGTTGTTTCAAAAGCGTTAAATAAATTTGTTTCTTGTGCTGTCATTCTATCCTAATCTTTTCACACCTAGTAATCCTATACCTAATCCTTCACCACTAGATGAAGTAGAAATAACCTTACTACCTCTAAATCTTACTAGACAATAAGTTGTTACAGACCCTCTAGGAGAAATTTCTTCTACAGGACTACTAACATTTTCTATTATACCTCGTAATAAAGTATCTGGTCTGAATATCTCTAATTGGACATTCTGCCCTTCTTTATTTCTTAATGCTTGATAGATTAATTCACCTTGACCATTGATCCGTAATGCTTTTCTAAATGGTCGTTCTACTTGGTCTGATATGTTTATAGGCATATCTACTACCAAGTCATTGACTAACTGGAAACCTCGTACAGCAAACGACAACATCTCTGGTGTTTGTGATGTATCGCTAGTTGTAATAGTTAACTTGACTGACATCCATCTACCTTGTACTAGCTCTAGTACTTCTTCTTCTCCACCTGTACCAGAAGCAACAGATATTTGTGGCTCCCAAGTAGGTGAGTCAACATTGTTTATATCAAGAGGTACTGTTGTCGTAGCAAGTTCTACAGTTCCAGAACTAACACCATTAGTGTTTAGCTTTGCTCCTACCCACTGTTTCTTTTCAGAAGTATAGAAGTCAGCTAATGAGGAAATAATATAACCTGTTTCCACATAAGTATCTGTTTCTTTAAATACGCCAACACCATTAACAACGCTTACAAACTGAGCAGTTGTTGTTCCTGTTAGTGTAATACCTGTAATCTTTGCATCTGCATCTGCTGTATGTGTAATACTTAAATCTCTTGCAATACCAGCAGTTGGTAAATAATATCTCCATAGATTTGTTTCTGTTGTTGATTCGTGTATTCCCATATACACACTATCTCTAGTAACAAACATACTATGTGGACTTTGGTCAACACCATTATCCCACTGTTTGACTAACTGTCTGTTTGTTAATACATATAGGTTATCTGCAACTGTTAAGTCTGCTGTAAAGAATCTACCTGTGTTAGATTGGAAACCTTTAGTACCAATAAAAACTAAACCCTCTGATGCAGCTAAGGAGTGTACTTCTTCAAAAGATATTTTTGTCTGACCTTTAAGTGACCAAGTACCACCATCAATCTTTAGAGAGTATATATTACCATCTGTATGTCCAGCAAGTACAACTGCACCTGCATCAATGACATCTGTAAACTCGTGTGTTGGTTCAGTAACAATTAAAGCACTTGTTGATTGGAAGTCACCACTAAAGTTTTTAGTAAATGGTGAGGATTCCCATAAGTATTCTGCTGTCGTTGATTTACCACTAACAAATAATCCACCTTTAGCAAACCATATACCTGTAAAGTAACCTGTAAAAGAAGAACCAAGTGATTCATCTGTCCAGGTATCTGTACTTTGTACATAACTAAGTAGTTGTTTATTTGTACCACCATCTCCAGCTACAACAAACAAGTCATTACCAAATGCTGTTATGCCGTGTACAGTGTAAGTAATACTTGTTGATGTCATAGCAGTCCAAGTCTCACCTTCATCAGTAGATTGATAAATGTCTGAAGCATCAGATATATACATATAACCATTAGTTGTTTGTGCTAAGTAGTTATTGTCAGAGGTAAAGGTAAGTGTTTTCTGTTCTACATCATTAAGTAACTTAACACTATAAGAAGTATCTTCATCTGCGTGAAAGACATTAATACCTTTGCTATCCCAAAACCTAGAGAAATCAGTTGGTGTACCTTCTCTTCTATGTGCTTTATCTAAACCTTCTCCACCTCTAAAGTCAGTTCTTGAATAAATCTGACCAAACTCCTGTTGGAAATCCTCTGGTGTTTCTGATGTCTGTATAGCTTGTGCCTGTAGTGGAGCAGTATTTATCTGCATCTGCCTACCAGGACCTACAGCAAACCTTAGAAATAAATCATCTAAGTTAGCTTCAAAACCTTGTGCTTGTGGTTGTGATGTGTTACTGGGTGATGGTAATACTGCCATACGAACCTAGTAATTAATGTTCATTATCGCTACTGGCTGTGCATACAGAGAGCGTAGATTACCTCTTGCTTCATCAATCAACAATGACCTTAGTCTTAGTAATGCGTTTCTTAATCTTTCTCCTGATCCAACAGGGTAGTTTTCAGCAGCTAGTTTCTCTGTAATAAATTCTTGTGTTGAAGCATCTATATCTGTTGCTCCCATAATGTCTGCAACTGCACCTACCATTACGATCTGATGATATGTTTCATCATCTAGTAAACAGTCTGTAGCTAGATCCACTGTTTCATCAGTTGGTCTTACAAATCTTCTTTTCACAACAAGATGTACTGTCTTGCCTGTGCTTGTGTTATAAAACTGTACTGCTGTATTTGTACTTGAAGGTGGGAAGTTTCTAAGTAACTCTATACCAGCAGATGTGTATTGGCTACCAGATGAATTTTGTACATAGGAGCTAAGTACCTCTACTGTTGATGCTGGTACTTCTGCATAAGTTGTATTAGAAGTTACATCTGTTGTAGTTACATTCCATAGCGAAGGATATAGTCTTTCTATGTTATCTGATGTTGCATCAAATACAGACTTACGAGGGAATGTTGGGTTAATAAAAATATTGTCTTTATCATTGTGTGCTGCTGCTGTCGTACCAGAATAACCTCTTGATACTGATAGCACTCTTGTTGAAGTGTTTGCACTTGTTACTAACATAAGCTCTAATCCAACCTCTACGATTGCACCATTGCCTAATAGGTTTTCTTCTTCTACGCTGAATAATCCATCTTCATAGGAAAGCGTATTTTGCGAGTCAGTCATAGCACCATCTAACCTAGAAAACGCTGCTAAGTCATCAGGTTTATTTAGGTAATCTCTATAAATTCTATCTACGAGTGTGCTTACTGCTGCCATATATCTCCATATTACTAGAGGGAGAAGTATTTATCTCCCTCTAATAAATATACTATCTAACTACTTATTAAGAAGTAGATAGGTTTGTTATTTTTGCGTGGAACTGTTCTGGACCATATTCTAATCCAATTTCTCCATACACCTGGAACTTATAAGCTGCTCCAGATTGAGCCAATGGCTCTACGAAGAAGTGTCCTTTTCCTGGAATATCCAAGAATACAGGCTTACAGAACGCAAGGTCAACAATAACAACATCATCAGCAGGAAGGTGTCTATCAAAAACAATTCCAACTTGACCGAAGTCAGTTTCAATTGTAGTGATATTCACTCCACCAATGTTTCTATCCCTTGGTGCAAGAGCTAATGCACTTGAATAGATTGATGATAGTTTTTGCTTTTGGAAGCTGTTAGCCATAATAACTGGCATCTCAAATGGCGCACCTGAATCTGCCATTTGTTTTAGAGCATCCTCTACCTTAGCTTGGTCTAAAGCAGCAGCAGCTGCAGCAACTTCGTTTGTAGAGATAGCTTCTAAAAGCCCTCTAGTTTTTCTTTCTGTTGCCATATCTGTGTCTGCTACATAGGTACCTTGTAAGAAAGAGAACTCAATATCTCTTGCTGCTCTCTTCATAGCCATATCTAATTGGAAAGCCAATTCATCTTGAACTGGTTGATTTCCTATAATAGATTCGCCACTAAGGTTACCTGTTGCTGCTTGTTTTGTGTAAGAAACGTTAACACCATATTGCATAATTTGTGTAACGTTTGTTACTTCACTTCTTGTTCTTTCTGCGTATGTTGGGTCTGCACCTTCTAATGCAACTGTTTGAGCAGCAGCAGCGTTATCTACTGTTTGCCAAGTGAATTGCTTAGAGGTAACTGATTTTCCACCAGTCATACCACCGATAGCAGAGAGAAAAGGTGTGTCGTTTGGGGTGACATTAAATAACTCACCCACGTAATTAGGAAGATCGTATGAATCTCCCAATCCTGATACTGCACCCATTTTAAATCTCCTTTACTTATCTTTTAATAGTGCTTTTAATTTGTCGGCTTTGAGAGCAGAACTTGTTTGCCAGTCGCCATCAGATTGTGCTTGTGCTATCTGATCATCTAGTCCAACAGGTTCTACTGGAACTGATGCCTCTATAACAGTATCTAAATTTTGTTGGCTACTTACCACTCTTGCTTTTTGTACAGCTTGTGGATCAGCTTCAGTAGGGGTTTCGGAGCCCCATCCGTAGTTCTCCTGTGCAAACTGTTTAATTGCATCAGCTTGTAAGTCGCCTTTATACAAGTCTTTTAATGCTTTACCTTGCCCAGAGTCAGGGTCAAAACCTGCATCTTTAATGGCATTACCCATTTGTACAGACTTAAATTCTTTCTCTACAGCTTCAAGCTCTTTAATACGCTCACGCATTTGCTTGATAGCATTATTATCTTGTCCTTCTTCTACTGTTTCGTTCATCTCGTTTTCCATTTTTTCTCCTCTCCCAGATTTCTACTAGCTACATTATCCTGGGGTAAATAATGCGATAGGCGACAAGTTATAATTAAAGTACAAATGAGAATTGTCAGCCACTTCTAGCTGTACCGATACTAGGCGAATTGAAATACGCAGTTTACACGCCAGATATAAACTGGAGGTGCAATGTCAATTTGGTTCGCAGACTTTTGCTATGCGATACTATATATAGTACTACTATATGTGGGATATACAAGTATTAAAGTTCAGTTAATCCTGTAACTCTACGACCTGTTCTTGTAGCACCTGTTGTTGGTGCAAACTCTGATATTTGTTCTTCTCTAAGTCTTTGTATTTGTTGTAGTTCTTCAGGACTTTGGAATACTGCTGCTTCTGTAAACTCTTCTAAACCAAATCTTTCTTCTTCAGCAACACCTTGTTGTGCCTGTAACTCTTGTAACTGTGGTAACTGTAGTTCAGCACTTGTAAAGATTTGTCTAGCTTGTGCTTGTGTAACACCAGCTCTTTGTAATCTTTGTGCCAAATCACCTGTAATACTAAACCCTGCTCTTGCTGCTTCTCCACCAATCTGTGCAGTAGTTATTCTTCCTGCAACAATCTCTTCACCTACTGTTGGGTCTAATGCACCAACAAAGATAGCTTCAGGTGTTAAATCTAAACCAAAGTTCTCTCTATAAAAAGACTGTACTTCTGGTATGTTTTCTTGTATGCCTTGGAATGTAGCATCTACTCTTTGAGCAAATTCTCTAGCAGATACTTCGCCTTCAATAAGACCTGTGAATCTATCTGTTAGTAAATCTACTGATGTATTTCTTGGAATACCATACTCTTGTAAAGTACCTATGTAACTCTCTTTTAAACCTGTGTATGTTACTTCATCAAACTTAACTGTTCCATCAGGTCTTTTATTACCTGGAAATGCTATCTCATAAGCAGGACTTCTTCTTACTTCTGCAATAGCTACTTGTGGATCTCCTGTTCTTGCCCACTCATTAGCAAATAAATCAAGAATATCTGAAGGCATATTTGGATATAAACTTTTAGCAAGTTCTTCATATGTTGCCATTATATATTAACTCCTGTCTGGCTTACAGTTCCTTGACCAAATGCTTGTTGTAATGCTTGTGTTGCATCTTGTGTAACTTGTGTGACATCTTGTTCTAAGCCCTTCTCTCTAAGTGTAGTTTGTGCTTTAGCAAAGTCATTACTCTTAACCATTTCTTGCCACCAACCTTGTGTTTCATCTGCTGTCTGACCCCATACAGAAGTTGTTAAGTTTCTCCAAGGTCTTGCAATATCTTCATAAGTTAATTCTGGATTAGTGTAATTACTAAACGCAGCAAGTCTTGATTGTTTTAGTGATTCTATAAGTTTGTCTTGATAGTCTGGGTCACTTCGTAACTTACCTGCAATATCAGCTTTTTCATCATCTGTCAAAGCACCTAAAGTAGGTCCTAACCAAGTTGTGTATAGTTCTCCTACTTCTTTTTCTTTCTCTGTTGTTCTATCAAGACCAGTTAAAGAAACAGTATCTAAATATGTTTGGAATGCACTGTCTTTTATACCTGGTGCATAAGGGTCTGCAAAAAGTTTTATTTGTTCTGATGTATAAGCATCACTCCATTCTCCACTGACAAATTTAGAAGCCATCCAATTACTAACTGATTGTGGTGCGTTAGACACACCTGCTGCTTTTAATGAATTAGATACTGCTAATTCTGCATCTGTTTTTAACTGTGCTGCTGTTGTTGGATCAGCATAAAATGTTCTTAACCATTCTCTTTGTGCTTCATTATTAGTTTGATACCAAGTAGTAGCTTGCCATTCTGCATCAGATACAGTTCTACCTTCTAAAGCAGCTTCTGCAATTAAAGAAAGCATTTCTGGGTCTTTAATCCAAGGTGCTACTTGTGCTTGTTCACTAACTGTTTCTCTAAAACTAGCAAAAGGATTATCTATTTCTGATGTAAGCTGATCTGTATTACCAAATACAATGGTTGTAGAATCAAATAATTCTTTAGGCATAGTTCTATTAACTGATGGAATTGGTGCTTCTGGAGATACTAAACCTGCTTTAACTAAATCGTTTTCTACAACTGTATATGCCATATACATTGGGTCACCATCATAAACTTCTCCACCTGCACCAGGTACTTCATATGCTAAATATAATGTTCCATCAACATCCCATAGAAAAGCATTTTCAGGAATGTTTAAAAAATCTTTTTGTCCAGAATCTACAAGTTGTGAAAATTGTTCAGAGGCTTGTCCAGGACTAGAAGAAGGCTCACTCGTTACTGATAGTGGATCGCCAGGTCCTGCAAAAGAATAGTCTTTTGTATCATAACCTGTATTACCTACACCAACAACACTTTCTCTTTCATTGATTGGAGTAGAAGCATCTTCACCACCATAGTCACCAGGATAATCTTCTGTTAAAGGTTCTGATTGTGTTGCACCTGCAAAACCTTCTCTACCTTCTATCTCACCAGCTAACAGTCTTTCGTACTCTGATTTTTCTTCACCAGGTCTTTTTTCTGTGTTAGCTGTTGTTCTTGCTCCATTAGGTCCATAGACTATTACCTGTGCCATTATTGAATCCTTGCTCCTGATCCACCAGCTGATTTAGTTTTTTTAGGTCTTAGTTGTTCAAACATCTTTTCTTCTTGTACTCCAGGTTGTATTTTTTGTGTCGTTTCCATTGTATCAGTATTTTTAGGAGTTGTTGGCACATATCCAAATCCTGTGGCTAAACCTTTCTCACCAACTCCTTTAGCAATTTCTCCTACTTTCTTTATAATAATATCAGTAGGCATTACTTTTTCTCCTGTAGTTATTACTTTTTCTATAAACTCATAATCTAAATCATATTGTTCTAATGGAACAGGAGGTATATTGTACATTGATGTCATAGAGTTAAACATATTTGTTGCTGTTCTTTTAAATATTGTTGGTATTTCATCATATTCTTTGTATGCAATAGCTGCAATCATTAATCCTAATACTCCTATTTCCCATACATCTACAGCATCTATAACACCACCTGGTGTCGCTAAGTTTTTTGCTCTGTTTCTTACTACATTATCAAACTGATTTTTTACAGTTTCAGATAAAGGTAACTCATTAACAAGTTGTGTATTAGCATTTAGTATGTTATCCACAAATTCATTACCTACTACATTTGTAGGTGTGTCTATAACTAATTCATCTATTTGATTAACTTTACTTTGATTGTTTACAAAATCTGTTTCTGTTGCATCTTGTACATTTATATTTTTTCCTATACCTAATTCATCATTAGGGTCTAGTAATACAACTTCATATTGTGCATTTGTAGGACCAGAAACAAAACCTTCTATTCCTGATTTTCTTAATGCACTAGATATTTGGTCATCAGTTAAACCCATTCTTTTCAAGTAATTTATAAATCCTTGTGAATTAGAACTGAAAACTTTTTCTCCTCTTTCCACAGAAAACAAACCTTTACCATTAAAATCATTTTCCCAACTTAAACCTGTTTCTTGTTCAAATATTTTCCAATCAATTTTTTCTATTTCATTACCAAGATTGGCATTTCCAACAGTACTGATAGGACTTTTTAATCCTGTAACTTTTCCTCCTCCTGCTGAAATTAATAAATTATTACTATTGACTTGCACCTTGTAATAGTTACTTATTGCATTTGTTCCACCACTTCCACCCATAACTTTAATATCTCTAATACCTAATGGCTCTGTATAAAAACCTGGTATTTGTGAACCTTTACCAATTCTTGGATTGTATTGTATGCTACTAGCAGGTACTTTTGTACCACTATGTTTTACATAAAATTCCAAATTACCTTCTGTTTTCATAGAGTTTACAAAATTATTTATAAGTTCATTTTGTTTAGCTAAGTCATCTACTACATTTGTAGGTGTGTCTGTAAAAGTATTTACTCCTGTTTTGTATATATTGTTATCAGGTAATTCATCATAAGTAATTGTATTAAGACCTATAGAATTGAAAAACTTTTTAATGTTACTTTGAGTTGTTGAAGTTCCTGGTGCACCACCTGGATAAGTATAGCTTTCTAGTCCTATTATTCTTGTACCTGGCTCTCCTAGCTTTTCGCTAATAGTTCTTTTTACATTAAAATTTTTATTTCCTTCTAACATATTTGTTAGTAATTGTTTCATTGAGTTATATGCGTTGTCGCTATTTGTTAATTGAACTTTATTTCCACCACCTGTGCTTGTTAGCATTGGATTAATAGGAACATATATTTCTTGTCCAGTTTCTTTTGCAACATCTATTAATGCTTGAAGTCTATGATTACCTTCAGGTATTTGTACATTACCTGCTTCATCAATAATAACACCAAATACAACTCCACCTTCATAAGAAGTATCATATAAATAACCTTTATTTAAAATTGTTTTTTTAATCTCATTTATTTGTTCTACATTACCTTCTGCTTTTCTATCAAATTGAATAAATTGTTCTAAATCTTCAACATTTGAATAAGCAATATTTACGCCTGTAGGTGTTGTATTACCACCCATAGTTCCTGATAATTTAAAATCATCTACTACATTTGTAGGTGTGTTATCTTCAGCCATTGTTTACTGCATCCAAGTATTGTTGAAATGCCTGTTCTACAGTTTGTGCGTATTTATTAACCTGTTCTACTGGTGGTTTACCAATATCTCCTCTTTTAGTTTGTGCCTCTACAACAGCATCTTCAAATCTTCCTGCTCCTGCTGGAACTTGTGAATCAAAACTTGGTCGCATACCACCTGCATTAGCTTTAGTCATAGCATCTAATATTTGTGCAGCAAAAACATCATTCATATTTCTTTGCTTATCTATGACAGGATCTGTTTGTGGTCCTTCAATTATTTGTGGTGGTGTAAATGTTTCCATAGGAACTTCCATTGTCATTAATTCTTCACCAATAAGTTTGTTCATAGTAGCTACATAATCTTCTACATTCGTTCCATTAGAATCTTCTTGTGTCATATCAAGAGTTCCTGTATTCTTTAAATCATCTGCATCACCAGGTCCTGCAAACCAAGCAACAGATACTAAATCCCAAGAACCAAATTTATTAAAATACTCTTGTACTTTAAATTTAGCAACAGCATCTTGTGCTGCTTTATCTTTCCAATCAGCACCTTCTAATCCTGCTTGTTTTGACCATTTGTTCCAGTTAATATCTAATATGCCATATCCACCTAGAGCTTGTACTCGTATAGGTTTACCAGTAGCAAAATCTTCTATAGTGCTAGGTGTATGTTCAGCCATATAATTACCTGAACTTTCTTTCATAAGTAATGCTTGTAAATATATATCTATTAGTGCTGGGTTAGTGTTCATTAAATCTCTGTTCTGTTCCATAATATTACCTTGGGCTACCTGTGATACTATTAAGAATGATACTATTAGTTGCTTGAATATCCCCATAATCTTTTAATCTTTCTCTTTCTTCAGCAGTTATCTGTTGAAATTTGTCAAACAAAGCAGCACTAGGATCAATTTCAGTCAATCCTTTTTCTTTTATCAATTCTGCTTGTGTGTGGTTACCATAATCCATTAAGTTTTCTGGTGTTGCAACAACATCTTTCTGTGCTTCTTGTAACAACATCACATCTTGATTATAAGACTTTTCTGATTCTGTCATATAGGTATTCGCTAAAAGTTTTAGTTCATAAGGCATTGGATCTCTTCCTAATTGTTGTTTAAAAGTATTAGTTATACTTCCAGCAACTGATTGATAATCAGGTGGCAAATAAGGGTCTGGTTGTACAGGTATAGAAACAGGGTTTTGTATATAGCTTTCTAGTATATTTTCCCATCCACTTTCAGCTTTACCTACGCCAACAGTGTTAGCTTGTGCCATAATATTATACATTATCTTACCTTCAACTTCTCTTTGCCATACACCAGGTCTAAAATTTATTCCTGCTTTAGGTCCTAACAGTCCTGCATTAACAAGTTGTACTTGTAAATCAATAATTTTATTGGGAGATAAATTAACAAAACCAAAGTTTTCATCACCATCTTGATAGAAGTTATCTTCGTAGTCACCAACAGTTGTCTTTTGTCCTTTGTAAGTTATTGGTGTTTCTCTATCTACTCCTATAAAAGGGTCACTTTGATAAAGGGATTGAGAAGGGTCAAATCCTACAAATATATTAGTTGGTGTTTCTTCACTAGGATTTTGCTCTTCAAAAATAGAAACATAAGTACCCCAACCTGCTTGTAATGCTACTGCTTTAGCATCATCTAAAGTTGTAGCTGCATTTATTGCATTAATCTGATCTTGCGTTGGTTTTATATTACTACCTGTATCATTTGCAATAATTTGAAATATCTGTTCTTTAAATTTTTCTAACATAATTTATCCATTGTTACTCTCATTTAATTGTAGCAACAAATCATCTTCATATTCAGGTTGTAATTCTTTTGCTAACAGTTGGTCAAATATAGGACCAAACTTTTGATTTTGGCTAATTAAAGTATCTGCGTACTGTCTTAACATTTGTCTTGCACCTGCATAATTCCTTGATGTTTTCCAAATAGTTTCAGAATTTTGTGTTGCTTTTGTGATATTAATTAAATTTTGTCTTTGTTCTAGGTATAATTTAATACTTTTTACTTGTTCATTATCTTGCAATTCTGGGTCATTAACCATTTTTTGTAACTGTTCTATCTGCATATCAGTTGATGGTTGTGTTGGAGAGCCTACTATACCTGGTTGACCATATCCCCAATACTGATCCATAAGTTGTTTCTTGTATTTATCTCTTATAGTTTTCGCAGCTTCTGTATTATTACCTGCAATACCTACTTCTCTTTCGTATTGGTCCATAGCGACTGCACCTAACAATTTATTTTTAGCAATGGCGAATTGTTCTGGTGTTCTGTAAACTCTTTTGTTTTGTTCTATGCCTTCACGATATGCTGGATATGAAAACTCTGCATAAGCGACTGGTGGTTCAAGATACCAAGCAACATAAGGATATTCTTCGTATAAATCTTTGTTCTCTTTATACCAATCATACCCTTCTCCTGTTACAGGGAATTTTTTTATTGATACTGTTTTAGATACTGTTAAAGCTAAAGGATTGAATCCAAACTTTTGTAAAAATTTCTGTGTAGCAACTGTATCATCATAATTGTTAGAAATTTTAATACTTCTGTATTCATCAGCTAATGTTTCTAAGAAAAATACATTTGCGTTTTTATCAGTAATATCATAAATAGGACTTGAAACTCCTGATGGTCCTAAGAATTGTGAAACAGCTCTAATTGCAAAAAGACCTTTTGCTTTATCAACAGCTAAATCCATACCTTCTTTAAAACCTTCTTCAGTACTGTCATCAATAAGACCTGCATAAAGCAAGGCTTCGTAGGTGTCCATTACTGTATTACCAAATACTCCTTGTGCGTTCTCTTCTTTGTTATATACTAACTTTTGAAATTTATCAAACCAAGCAGGTTTTAAACCAAGAGCTTTAGTAAGTTCACCTTCAACACTTAGGTCAGGAGCAGCAAAGTCACCAAATATAAGTTTGTTTGCAAAACTTTCTTCTGGAAAATTTTGAAAGAAGTAAGCTGCTGGTATTCGTAGAGTAGGACCCACACCAGGTAAAACAGTTGCTGCTATGTTAAGGCTTTGTGCATACACTGGTATGTTAACATTTACATTAAGATTATTTTCTGTTTCTCCAAACATCCAATCTTGTACCAATCCTTGTCCAGGATAATTGAACACAACAGAACCATTAGTAGGATTTTCAAAGAAAAAACCTTTTCCTGTATCAGGAAATTCATCTGTTGGTTGCGTAGAACCAGACCATACTGTTGAAGCTCTTGATGCAATAGCAGGATTTGAACCTAATAGTTTTGTCCAAGTAGTTAATACTTCTTGATAAGCATTACCGAACGGAAACACCCATCTAGCAACATCCCAAAATCTACGACTCTCTGTAATGTCATACAGTAATTCTTTTGTTTTTTGTACAGCTGAACCTTTAGCTAATTGTTCAATTAACTCTGCATCATCAATTCCCTCATCACCAGCAGAAACTATTTTTCTCCATCTCTCTATTTGTCTTTTATTTATACCAGCATCAGCAGCACCTTTTAAGATTTTATTTTTTACTGCTTCAGAACTAACAGATATGAGTTCTGCTGATTTATTCCAATAAGTAGATTTAAAAACAGGTATTCGTGACATATTGTTTGTAGGTCTTGTCATAAGCCATTCCATACCAAGATTTACTATTTTATCAGTAAATCCAGAATCAAGAGTTATAGGTTTAGTTCTGTGTTTTACATCTATAGTTAAACTATCGCCAAACTTATCAACATATTCTTTAATAGCTTTGTTCATATTTTCTTGATTAGTTTTAGCAATCTCTCTTTGTCTTTTTGCACTTAGTTCTCCAGAGTCAAATAATGCTTTTTCAGCTTTAGTTGCAGATCCTCTTGCAATTTGTTTTATATCTATTGTTTCACCTGCTGCATTTGTAAATTTACCAGTTGCTAAAAGTTCCCACATTTCAGCTGTAATGTTTCCATCTTTAGATAAATCAGCTGTAACAGCTTCGCTCAATGTATCTAAGAATTGTCTAATTACAGTTCTGTCTGTCGTAGTTTGCAATACTTGTAAGACATTCTCTTTGTTAGTGCTAGTAGAAATAGAAAGCATTGCCTCTCTAAATTCATTACCTTCTGTCAACATATCATCAATAAGTTTTTCAGTAGCTATAGACCTTCTAGCAGATTCAATATCTGTACCTTGTAATTTTATTTTTGCTATTGCTTGTGTTAATTTACTATCTAAATAATTATTGATTACTCTAAATTGTCCTTCATTCCAATTTTTAGTATTAGGATTTCCTATACCAGTTTGTTGTATTATGTCTGTTGCTTCTCTTTGTACAACTTCCCAATCTACTTTTTGTCTAATAGTATTACCAGTTAAATTGTCAAAAGCTCTTGATTCTGCCTCTCCAATACCAGCTTCAAACACACCATTGTTTAACCAACCAGATCTTGCAGCAGATGGTCTAACATCAATTAAACCCATTCTTCCAAGTATGCTCATTGGATTAAGGTAATTATCTCTAATACCAAGTACACCATCAGCTAATGCTCTTAACTGTTCTTCTGCAATAACTCGTACAGTCCAAGCAGGTCGTAACAAAGCAATAGGTTTAAATACTTTACCTACATAATAATCCATTACAGAATCAATACCTTTAGATCCAACTATGTCAGCAGCTTTTAAAAACTGTCCTTTCATACTTTTATCTAATGTATTAACTAACTTCACTACTTCTGATACATCAGGTAAGCGTATATCTCTTGTTAATGTTGATTCTAAAATTGGTTGATTTGCAAATGTATTAAATCCTTTATTAATATCTTCTGTTGACCAACCTAGTTTTGTAAGCTCATCTCCCCACAAAATTTTCATTTCATCTGGTAGATTACTTAAATTTGTATATAAAGATTTATTTTTTGTCATATCATCAGATACTTCACCTATATATTTAGTCAGGTTCGTAAATACTGATTGTGATAATGCTTTAGCTCTAATCTTTCCATTAGTACTTAATGTTTTAGAAGTTTCAAAACTCTCATCAACTATTTTTCTTAATGAACCCATATCTTCAATAACAGCATTAACAATAATATTTCCTCTAAGAAATGGGTCTTTAGTGTTAGTCGCATCTAACTTATCTAGTAATTGTGTAAGTCTTTGGTTTCTATCAAAACCAAGTAGGTTAGATTTTGGGTCTATGCTTTTTAAGAATTTTGTGTAATTAACTATTAATTGATCTGGGTTGTTAGCCTTTAATTTTGTTTGATAACCAGCACCGAAGTATGTGTCTAAAAATTGTGGTAATCTACCTACTTTTTGTATTTCTGGAACCATACCTTCTGTTGATGCAACTAACACATTAGAATTTTTCATTAGTAACTCTTTAACTTTTAAAATTCCTGCTTGACCTTCTTCAGTTATATTTTTTAAATCGTTCATAAATTTAGTTGTATTACTAGCAAGTTGTTCATCAGTCATTATGTATTTGTTTACAAATTTAAAATTAGATTGTTCAAGAATAGTTGCTGGTTTATCTTTATTCTTTAATAAAAAATCAGCTATGTTATCTCCAGAAGGACTATTAATAACATCTTTTACTGTTCGCTTACTAAATGATTTTCTAACATAACCATTTAATAAACCAACACTTGCTGCTGCTTCATCTGATAAAGCTAACATTTTTGTTCCACCTTTTGCAGCTTTAGCTACTTTACCTACTATAAATGTTGGATCAAATATGTTTGCACCTAAATCAACAATACCTGTCCAAAAATCGTATGCTTTGTCATCTGGACCTGCTATAAAATTTAAAGGGGGTAATTGCCAAACAACTCTACCAAATGTAGCCTGTGTTCCTTTACCTCTAGCTTTAAGAGCATCTGCAACTTCTTTAGGCATATCTACTTTTCTTGACTCTTCTTCAATCAAAGTCCAAATATTTTCACCTTTGCTTTTTAAAACTGTTTGTCTTGCAAATTCAGGACTAGCACCATTATCTATAAGCTCTTTATATTGTTGTGTATCCTCTGGGTTAGTGTCGCCAAAAATTGCTGTACCAAAATCTATAACTTCACCTTTTTCTCTTTTAGCATCCCAAACTTTATAGGGACTTACATCAGCTTTTTGCCAAGGGTTTTCTACTCCCTGTTGTTTTAAAGCTATTGCTCTACCTACTCGTGGGAATGTATCTTCCCATACTGACCTAAGACCCATAAATGTTTTTTTAGTGTACAACTCCCTAAGACTTGAAACTGTATCTGGATTAATGCCTTGTTGTTTAGCTAAAGAATTTTTTAATCTTTCAAAAGGTCCTTGTTTATCTCTGCTAAAAAAAACATTAGTTTTTTCAACTAAAGAATCATCAGCATTATTTTTAGATAGTTGAACCATAACAGATTCAGGAGTTGCAAAACTTGTTTGATTAATTTTACTTAGCTTTTCAGCTTTATCTTTATCCCAATCGTTGTACATTATAAGTACTCTAGTAGGCTGTCATCTCCAGTTGCTAACCAGCTTTCGTATATAAAAGATTTTACTTCTTCTACTCCAGCTTCTTGTTGTGGTACAGGAGAAACACCAGCTCCAAAAGGTAATCCTGCTGTGACAGGTTCGTTGGGTCTTTGTGTTCCAGCAAATACATCCATTTGTGGCATAGGTCGTGTTGGTCGTGGTTGTGCTTGTGTTGTCGTGTCTTTAGGCATACCAGTAACTTTAGCTTGTTCTTTTAATTGTTGACCTTCACCATAAGTAGTACCAGCTGTTAAACCAGGAATAAGACCTCTAGTGTTATCCTGCGTATTTCTAGCAGGTGGTGGTACATTAGTATTTCTTTTACTTATACCTTTATTACTCGGTGATCTCGCCATCTTCATCCTCTTCTTCTTCAAAAAATTGAAATGCTGAACTTATAACCATATAGCCAAATGGAAATACTAAAGGTGGAAGTTGGTCAATGTACATTTTGCCTCGTGGCTTAAATACATCTTCTTCTAAAATAATGTCATCACCAAGCTCATCAACATCTACTAGACAAAAATCTACTATTTCTTCAAATTTTTTATTAATTGACATTATCCACCTAATCCACCAAGTAGTTGAGCTATGCCTGGTGGAGGACCTTGTGGTGGCAAAGCACCTCCTCCAAGCAATTCTTGTTCAGCTGTTGGTATCTCTGGCTCTTCTGCTGTAAAGAACTTATCTAAGATATTTTGCATATCATCAGGATTTTTCCTTATCTGCACAACAGCCATAGTTGCTTTAGCATCACCCTGTTGGGCTTGTGCTAACAATGTATCAAACAATACACTGTCTGCTTTTTCTTTTGTAATTCTATCGTTAACTCTAACAAGGTTATCTAAACCATCTAGGTTTTCTTGTAGTGTTTGTCTATCAATAATACCAGCTTGTAGTAACTGTAAACCAGTCACAATCTTCTGTGGTTCATCATATCCAGCCATAGCTCCATAGACTCTTCTTGTCTTGTAAGAACTAATATCTTTTCCTGGATCGTATGTTTCTGAATAAAAAGTATTGTCCATATAACCAGATAGTGATTTAGAATTACCACCATACATTTTTGCATCCCACTCTAATCGTTTAGCATCAATCATCTCTATAGCATCAGACATAACTGTGTGATACTCTCTAATCATAAGTGACATAGATGCACCTAACTCTTCAAGTCCTCTACCAGTAGCAAATGCTAATGGTGACTGTGAATCATCAGTTGTAGGATAAGAACCACCAACACGAAGTTGTCGTTCTATTCTATCTATCTGTTGGAAAATTTGATAAGGAACATTAGATGCTGGTTTAGATACTTGTGTACCTGGAGCTAGATAGTTAACAGCGAATCTACCTTTACGATATTGTCCTGACTCTATCTCTCCAGAAATGTTTGTTTCTGTAAACACGGCATCTTCCATTGCTATTATTGACATCACATTAATCTTTGCCATAGAAGCCATAAGTCCTATGATCTGGTCATACTGTCCTTGCAATCTATCAAAAGCAAATTTCTTTGCAATAACAAATGCAGGTCCACTATCAAGTGGATTTGGTATGAAGTCAAGAATAGTTGCAGAGGTCATATGAAAAATGTATGTACCTTCTTCATTGTAATACTCTGCTATTAAGTCGCCCTCACCATTTGAGTTTGCCCAAGAGCCGTTATAAGAATCTGTGTATGCAGAAGCATAAGCATTACCAACACCAAGAGTGTTTGTTTGATAAGGGTCTTTAGACATAATTTTGTCTGAAAACTTAGGATAAACTTTTGCTAAAGATTCTTTAGGTACTCTACGAACAATAGCCATTTCTTTTGGTTGTTGGTCTGCACCAAAGTAACCTGGGAAACAGTTGTATGGATCACGAAGTTCTGCACAAGGATATGGTGTTCCGTTAGCATCTCTCTTCTCTCTAATTACCCATACAGCAAAACCATAACCAGGTAACCATCTACCTACTTGTGGCATTTGTAAATCTAATTTTTGTACCTCATCATAGGCATTAACAATTCTGCCAATCTTTTCAGCTTTCATTCTTGCTCTGTCAGAATCTTTACCATTAGGTACATCAACTTTTAAGTTAGGAATACGACCAATCTTTTGTGACAAGTGTTCTAGTCCAGACATCATAAGGTTTGGTACAGGTACTTGCCAATCTTGGAAACCTTTAAGGTTATCTCCAAGCAATGCTTGAATACCATCTGGTCCACCATTCATAATGGCACGAATACGACCACGAGTAGAGTATGCACTCTGGTTGTCAAAGTGTAATTGTGTTACTTGATATTGTATTTCTTCAGGTGTCATTCTAACTCCAAGGCGTTTCGTTCATATCAGTTATATCCCATTCTCCAAAACTTGGTTCATAATCTAATCCTACTTCAGCCAATCTTTCTTTTTGCATTCTTCTTATAACTTTCATTGGAAACCAAGAAGCCATAACAACATCTGACTTATTATTTCTACCAGACTGCTTACTAGCACCAGTAGAAAAATAAATTAGTTGCCTACGATATATATTACTCTTAGTTTCGCTTTCTGCACTACCATAAGGCAAACTTATTAATTGTTCCTTAAATAATTCTCTCATACTTCCTACGCCAAAGATAGGGTCAAATTTATTTTTTTGTGTCTGATGTCCTTCTAAGTAGATACCTACTCGTGAACAGTAATCTTTTAAATCTTTATCTTGTCGTATCGCTCTCTGAAAACCATTCTCTTCAATAACCCAGTGTGCAAGTCCATACATCTCGTGCCATTTTTTTATGGTTTGTTTAGCTTGTATGACACCACCACCTTCTTGGTTTTCTATATCAACCATATAAAGTTTTCCTGAATCAGAATCTATAGCCCATAAGAAACAAGCCTGATAACCTGTAGAAGCTGGGTCAAGTCCTGCTATCAAATGTGTTCCAGCAGGTACCTGCCCTACAACTCTATTTACATCTCTACAAACATCTATCTCTTCTACATCAAACATTGTTATACCATCTACAAATGCTTTGTTAAGATACACCATCTCAAAGATAGCTTTACCACCTGTGGTTTCAGCTGCGTGTAATCTTGACAATAACCATTTGTAACTACGCTTTCCTGCCCATAACATACAGTCAGTATGTAACTCAATTTCGTTCTCTGGCAGTACACACTCTGTACTATGTGCCTCTTCTACAATTGTGGTCATCTCTGGGTTTTCTAAAAGAAAGTTATATAAATCTTCAGGATGCTGTCTTGATCCAATAACAACAATAGCTGTATGTTCCTCTTTACGACTAGATAGTGTGGTTGTCCACCATTGTCTAGTCTGCTCTCTAGCACTAGGTTGTATAGTTGTTCCGTGGTCCTCAATGTCATCAGCAATAATTAAGTCACAGTCACGAGAAAGAATCTTACCACCTTTACCAACAGCAACCATAGTTGGTGATTTAATACCAGTAACTGTTCTTGTAGCAGTAGTAAACTGTCCAGATGTCCAGGACTTACCTGATCTATTCTTAGGTTTAAAGGTAGCTCCTGGTCCACAGAAATCCTCTATAAGTTTTTCATTATGTTCTAAGTGGTCAACTACAGCACCTACAGCATTCTTTGCAATCTCTTCGTTACCACCAACCCACATAATCCTGACATTAGGATTTTTACATATCTGCCATATAGCAAAGTGTGTTAATAAGTCAGTCTTGCCGTGTCGTGGTGGGCTAAGAATCATCTGTTCTCCACCAGTATCAATAGCACCTAAGATAGATTGAATCCAGCGTTGATGAAAGTCTGCTGTTTCGTACTTATCTCCTGTTTCTGTTTGGAAGTACCTATCTCTAAAATCTTCAAACTTTTGTAGTGAATCAATAGCCTCTTGTGGGGTTGACCAATCTTCTCGTTGTTCTGCATTTGTTTTATCTATGCGATAAGCATTGTGCATTTTGTTGACTATATCTTTAGCTACGCCTATAAGTCGTGCTACATCAGATTGTGTAATTGTTTTCTGCTCTACTAGACTTGCATAATTTTCTACATAGTCTTTGTAGTGTTCACCACGATTTAATGTTGTTTCGTTTATATCTAGTTTATTAATAGCCTCTAAACGCTCACGCTCTTTAGCTCGTTTGTACTTAGCTCTATTAGAACATTGAGTAGAACAGTAACGACTATTACCATTCTTGATAGTAAATTTTTTCTCACATCCTGTATTGCTACATTGCTTACGCTCTGCCATTATTTATTCTTAGGAAGTTTTTTTATCTTTCCATTTTCTGTTCTAGCAAACCTATGTGTCTTTGTTTCTCTACTAGGGATCAAGGTGCCACTATATCTTTTGCCACCCCACATCCAACTTACTTTAGCCATTCTCTCTCCTCACCAAGCTCTACACGACCAATATCGTGCAGTTGTTTTATCCTTAGCTGTGCTGCATTTGTGTCTAGCACGAAACGAAGCTCTAGCCTCTGGATTATTTTTCCTTATCTTCATATTAGGGTCACCAAACATTATTTTCTTGACTTTCCCATTTTTCATTACAAAGACTTTAGACTTCTTACGACCATAGCCAGGCTCACCCTTACGAATAGGGCTAGGTGAATTTAACTTCACTTTCATTCCTCGCCATTCAGCCATTACTTCCTCTTCTTAACTTTATTTTTTTTCATCCCTTTTTTAGGGTTGTAACCTTTTTTTGGCATTGTATCTCCTATACTATATGTTGTATGAGTGATTATATCAAAGGAAAACAATATCCTAATCATAAACCCTCTACTACATATAGTAGTGGAAGAGTCTGCGTTCACAAAGAATGCCAGACAGTTATTTCAAAATACAATAAATTTAAGTACTGTAATAAACACAAACCTCGCTCTTATCCTAGAATTAAAGGTCGCCAAGCTCCTACTGATTTACAAGATCCAGTGGGGTAAAAAAAATTTTTTTTATTCTATAACTATATCTACAGTGCAAGTAGGGCATAAACCATTGCTATCTAGCTGATCTTCCCAATGTGGGTTCCAACACTGCTCACAGTCCACTACAGGTATATCATCATTCATAAAAAGACTATACCATACCCTAGACTAGGAGCTAGGGATTTTGGGTTAATCACAAACAGGGAAGTGTTTTTGATACTTTATTATAAACCAGATTAGAAAGTAAGTCAATAAACAAAACCCCGTATTGCTACAGGGCTTTGTACACGTACAGTCTGTCCATTTACTGTAATGAAAAATATAACAATCCACAAAAACATCTCACCTTAAACAATACCTTCAAGTACACCACATACTTAAATTTTGATGAAAAGCCTTTCTTTCTTATTATAAATTGAAGCATATCCTCATATGCTGCACCTAGTCTTTCTAGGTACTTGCATATTAGTTAAGTTGTGATACTATGACAACAACAAACAAAACATTTCTCTAGCTCTAAGGAAAGGAATGTTGGATCAACACTAAAGGGAACGTGGACTAGCTGGACCATCTTAACTAGGGTAATAGCCTATTACTTCACATATTTATTTGTTACTATTTTTAGTTCATTCTGGTTTTGGGAGGGAGTGACACAGGGTTAGAACCACAATAAAGAAACTACAACTAGAATAAACATTATGAAATGCACAGAGTGTAAACAACCACTCAAACAGATCAGAGATAACACTTATTACTGTATTAGTAGTATTACTAACTGTAGTTTATCTACCAAGACAGTGCATATTTCTTAGTAAAAGTTTCCAAGGATTTACTGGTGTGTTACGCTACGCTTAGGCACACAAAAGATTGATATTTGCATTCTTTTATATCTAAGTACAGATATCTAATGCAACATAATGGATATTATAGGACAAGTATTTTAAGGGTTTATTGCTAAGTTATACAGAAATACAAGCTAATAAAACTATATAGATTATTTTTTTTGGTTTATTGGGTGTAGTGGTTTGGAATGAGAGAGCGACACTAATATAATTTTAGAAGATTACTCTCATAACATCCTTCAGGTTATCCTCTACACTTCACAACAATAACCAACTAAAAGAAATATAATTAAGATCCCCAGTAAAAGAAATCTAATTAAATAATTTGTATTACTTCTGTAATGTGTATACTAAAGGTTACAAACATAAAGGGATAAATGGAAAATTTATTAACAACTACAAAAAATGTATATAACTTTAAAAACAAGTTGTATATTACTTGTAATTGTAATGGTTGGGCAGAACACAACAGAAATAAAAGTTGTGGTCAATGTGTCCGTATACCTAATAAAAATCATTTGTTTTCTAATGTAAAAGAAATCACTAAGAATGATTTCTTAAAAAGAATACGCAGAAATTCTAAAGCTTATGAAAAAGAATTATTTCTTACTTTATCAAGTTTAGAGTTAACTGGGCAGTTAGCTGTAGAAGGTCAAAATATTTTGAAAATGTTACAGCTACATAATCCTAATCTGCATATATAAAATAAAGGGGAAGTAATGAAAAATGAATCTAACAAGTGTGTAACTTGTAACAAAAAAATAAAAGGTAATTATTTTTTTATATACTGGGACTACTATCACGATAATAATAAATGTTTAGATTTTCATTATACAAAAGAAGAATATAATGAATTATTTGATAGTGAAGAAAATGAAGATAAACAATTTGTTTATTGGTCACAATTAGAAGAAAGCGAGTAAGTAATGGCGATAACAAAAAATGTTAATTGGTGGGATTTTAGAAACTCATTTAAAGATAGTAGGGCAGATAGTTTCTCATCCGAGGGATTATATGCTTTATATAATTACTTTAATGATTTAAGCGAGGATATTGGCGAAGATATAGAGCTTGATGTAATAGCCATCTGTTGTGACTTTACTGAGTACGACAGCTTAGAAGAAGCATTAGAGCAATATGACGATATAAATACTTATGACCAGTTAGAGCAACATACAAGCATATTAAATATATCAATGTTTTTTGATAATCATAAAGGTATTATTATCCAAGCATTTTAGACAGTTAGGCACTCTATTTCTTTTGTTGTAGGGTGCTTATAGTGTTTAAAAGTTAGGCACTAAAGGGAGGTTAATTAAATGAGTTGTACAGAGTGCAAAAAAGAATTAAATAGTTATGAATATTTTTTGAGTAGACATAATATTTGTGATAAGTGCAGGGCTAAAATATGGAAGGAGCACGGGTTAAATGTTTAGTTTAGAAGGGTTAATAATAACAATCGGTTTTATAATCGTGTTACGTGTGGCTATTGTAGGCACATTAGATCAAGTAAGAGATTACAGAATGATTAAAGAATATAAAAGACTATTTCCAAAAGTATGGGGTAAGTAATGATAATAGAAACTAAAGAAGAATTTAATAGAATACATAATGAAATTACTACACATAACAACAAGAAAAATATTAAATATTATAAGGTGTTATGTCGTTTATGTATGTGTATAAATAAAATTAATTTAGCTTATGTAGATGAAATTAATTATTGTTTAGATTGCGATTATATTTTAGGGGGGAAGTAATGCAAAAATGTAAATATTGTAAAAATAAAATAGAATATATAGATGATTTGAATATATGCCATTATTGCTATGTAAATATATATAGTAAATAAATAGTAACTAACAACAAGATTAAGCCCTAGTTTTACCCTTTTAGCTAGGGTTTTTTCTATGGATCAGTATAACTAAAGTGTAGGCACATACCGACTATGCAGCGATATTGTAGGCACATAAAAAATGTAGGTTAATAACTTGCATTGTGTAACATAGTAGTTACAATGTAGGTAGGTTAATTAAAGAGAGGAAGATATGAAAACATTAACACTTAAACAAGTAGATAAGAAATATGGAAATCAGTATTTTGATTTGCATAAATTACCTAGTTGGAAAAAAACTAATAGAAATGATGATGACCTTTATGAAGTTATAGGTATAAGCGAAGTTATTAGAGAAAATTATAACGACATAAATTATTACTACAATAAAGAAAGTGTAGGCAAGTAATGATTGTTAACAATAGTGATTTTATGTCATTGGTTTGTGATATAGCTGATGATATTGTAGATAATAAAACAACAGATTTTAATTCTACATACGATCAAATAGAAGATAAATTAATAACAACTTTTAATTTAGAAAGATTAGAAGATAATAATTGGTTAATTAAAGAGGAGGAAGAATAATGTTCGCAGTAACAACTAAAGAATGTATACATTGTAGGCAGACAGGTACAGTTATGGTAGATAGAAGAGCTTATAGAGAGTTTACTCAAACACCACGACACCTTAGAAGATTGATCCAAGATATATTTCCAGATCATAGCAAAGAACAAAGAGAGCAGCTGATGACAGGTGTACACCCAGAATGTTTTGAGGAAATGTTCAGAGGAGAGGGAGAACAATAAAGTCAAATAAGTTTACACGCTATTGTAAACTTCTGTTTATACTGTAATGAAAGGTTATTAATGGTAAAAATTGATATGCCACGAGATTGTAGGCAGATAGTCGTAGCTTTTAATCGTAGCTTTCGTATCTTCCCTAGCACAAGCGAGGTAGAAAGATATTGTAGGCGAAATAGATTAGAAGTAGTCAGCCAAGAAAATCAAATGGGATCATTCATTGTCACTCTTAAAAGAGCAGACAGTACAATATAAACACAACTAAATAACAGAAAGGAATTATGTTTAGTAAATTAATATATAGATACAAGTTCTATAAACGAGTACGCTTAGAAGAACAACAACGGAAATCACAGGGATTATCACAGGAATTTTTAGACCAGATCAGAAAGGATATGTAATGGATGACTTATTAGAACAGGCACAAGAGAACATCAGCGAGAATGTAGACAAGCAAGAGAAAGAGAAACTTTATTTGGTACTGCAAGAGAGCTTGAATGAGCTATCAGGATTAGAAGAACTTAATAAAACATACAAAGAGTTAAGAGATAAGGCAATAAAAGACCTATACAATGTAGGCATATCAGCACAGTCATTAGCAACGACTACTGAATTAACTAGACAAATGATACATAGGATTGTTAAGTAAACAACCTCTATTGCTAGAGGTTATCTACTTCAGAAAGGAAATAAACATTGAATAATTTGTTTATCAGTTTCATTGTAGTAGATATTGTCAGACTTAGTAACTATAATGTAGGAAAATAGGAGATAAATAATGAATAAAGAAACACAGAAGAAGTTGATTAAAGACTTCCCAAAGAATGTAATTAACAAAGCACCACAAGGTAAGTTTGGAGATTACATAAGTCACGGCATTATCACTAAGAGATTAGTTGATGTAGCACCAGACTATAACTTCACATACGAAGTGTTGAGAGATAAAGACAACGCTATTGTAGGTGCAAAGTGTAGGTTAGAAATCCCTGGACTAGGTATCAAAGAAGATGTAGGAGATGTAGATGTACACGCTGTTAAGCGTAACTTAACTGAAAGCGAACTACTTAAACTTGCAGTTTCAGATGGTATTAAGCGTTGTGCTATGAGATTTGGATTAGGTTTAGACCAACTCTGGAATGGTGGCGTAACAGAAGAAGAACATTACTCTGCACCACAACCAATGGAAAAGACAGGTACTGTTAAAGATCAAGTCATAGAAAAAGAAGATGAGTTAGCTAAAGCGAAACAAGACTTTGCTAAAGATGTAGCTGATAATCCTAATAACAAGCAAGAGTTAGCAAAGTTTATGGATGCAACTATAAAAGACAAAGCTAAAAGAGATAAGCTAAAGCGTAAAGTCTATGATGATGTAGTGTCAAAAGGATTTCCAAAAGATATTAATGAATGGGATGAATCACAAATAGAAATATATAAAGATGAAGTCTTTAATGCTAATGAAGATAAGTTACCAGACACAACAGAGGCAGAGGAAATTTTAGGTGCAAAGGTTACCTATACTGGACCTCCAACTGATGAGAACAAAGTATGTCCTAGTTGTACTGATAAAGGTAGCGTTGTAGATAACAGAGATAAGAAATCTGATCCTAAGTTCTCTAAGATACCAGACTTTGCTTGTCAGAAAGCACCTTATGGTAGTGGCTGTGGTTGGGCTGCTTGGTCAGGTAACGAATCAATACCAAGCGAATGGATTTAGAACGAGCAGGGGAATCTATAAACATAGAGAAACTTAAAGCTAGGTTGCAAAAAAGATTTCCTGATTATAACTTTGATGTACCTGCACCACCAGATACTAAATGCAAAGCACCATTTTATTGCGAACAGAACGAGATTAAATATTCAGATATGGAGGGCAATCTTTACTGTGGTTATAGGTATAAGCTGACTGATGAGAAGAATCCATTTACTTGGGAATGGAAAGTATGTCACGCTTTACTAGAGCCAGTAGATATACAAGCCAAACATAAGGAAGATGAGGTGGAACTATTTTAAAATGTTTAAGTTGTAATATAGGTGAGCTTGATCTGTTCGGTGAGCCAAGCCACATAGTAAATGGTTATTGCGAAGAATGTAGAAAGGTAATGGAATATGCAAACACAAATTATAAATAGACTAAATGAACTTTATCCAAATATGGATAAGCTACAAGAAACAGAAGATCCATTTTGTTCTTATGATGCAATGAATGACACATACATTGTAGAGATTAAGTCAAGAGATAAGACATATGACAGTTGGATAATAGAGAAGAAGAAATTTGATTCTAATATTATCAAAGCTATTGAGGAGAACAAGTCTTTTATTTATCTTACTGAATGCAACGGTAAGGTTATGACTTGGAATATTAATAGAATGATTGCAGCTGAATATGATTTCAAATGGGAGCTTAGAGATATGCCTTCCACTACAGAGTTTGACAACAATCATATGATAAGTAAAGAAGTAGGGTATCTGTTTGAAGCAGATGCTAAAGTACATACAAAGGAGATATTATGATAGACACAATGTTAAGCAAAGCAACAGAAGGTATGTTGATTGCAGAGTTACTAAACAGAAAAAATGAGAAAGGTGTTCCATTCTTTATGGGTAAAAGCATATTGTTAACTAATGGACAACAACAACTACTAGCAATTCTTCCTAACATACAGATACTTACAAC